TGGCAGCTGCGTTTGCAGAATAAGGGTCGATGTATACTCTGTACTTACCTTGAAGAACACCAGCAAATGTATTACCAGTATCATCAACATTAAGGTTAGCATTAAGAGCAGGTGTGTAATCAAGTACACCAGCCATTGTTAGAGCAGAAGCAACGTCTGCAGAACAAAGGATCATGTTACCCTTTCCTCTACGAGTTTGCTGTGCGATAGCGTTGGCATCTCTTTCGATCTGGAAGAGTAGTCCTTTGAACTTCTCAACTGACCATCTACCATTACTGTCAACGTCAAGGTCAAATATACCTGAAGTTGCAGTATTTGCAGCAGCACCTGAAACAGCAGCCTTATAGATTGTTCTGATAACTTCTCTGTTGATTTCAGCAAGAATCTCTGTTGAGAGAATATTTGCTAACTCAGCTTCAGCGTTCAATCCGTGGATTGCCTTAAGGTCTTGAGCAAGTTCCAAACTGTACTCAGCTTTGAGTGCTCTGGACTTCGCAGTCACAGTAACTTTCTCGATGCTGAATGCCATCTGGTTGAAGTGATCGCCAGTAGCACCACCAAGTGCTTCAGCGTCACCAGTATGCATACCTTGACCAGTTGCATATGAATCCTGAGTTACACCAGAATCATTAAGTAGTCCTGGGTTAGTACCTTGGTTAGCACCAGGTGAAGTACTACCAAAACCAACTGCAGCACCTTCAGATGCTTGACCAGTATAAAGACCTTGGGTAAGATCGTTACCATCATTCTGTGCAGAGAATGCTGTATCTACTTCGTTGTAGAATGTCTCTGTTCCGTCTTGAGCAGAGTAACGTGATCTCATTGCGAAGATCAGTCCTGTTGGGCCGTTCATTGGTTGAACACCAGCAAGGTCATAAGCGACCAAGTTTGGCATAGAACGACGAATTAGGCTGATTAGAACAGGGTCGAAACCACCTGTTGGTGATCCACTAGCGGTTGGGGCAGTACCACCAAATCCACCAGATGCACCAGCAGCATTACCTGCGTTGGTTGGACCTGCTTCGTACAAGAATGACTTTTCCTCATTCATGAACTTTTCTTGGTTCTCCAGGAGAACTGCGGTTACCATTCTGCGATGGGCATCCTTAATTTCAGGAGCACTTTCAGCATCAAGAAGGGGTTTCCACTTCTCCTGCAGTTGTTCAGCATTGAACATTTGCATTTGATTTTCCTCTAATAAAAGTGTTAGGGTTTATTTTCTATAATAAGAAATTACTTTTTGGCCACTCTCTGAAGTGTCGTTAGGTAATTTGCCATACTTCCAGAATAATCCTGGACAGCTGGTTCGGCACCTTCCGAAATATGTTCAGAGGTGTCTCTTTGAGCACTAGGTGCAATTGATGGGAAATAAGATTCTCTCAATGTTACTAGTTTCTCACGGTAATCGGTTTCACTTTCAAACTCAACACTTTCAGCTAGGGAAGCAAGCTTCTCTTTCTGAGTTATTGCAAGACCTTCAGATACTTCACTTAAGATTCCATCTGATTTGGATTCTGATAATCTCTTATTTAGAGCAACGTTCTTATCGATTTGCTCGTTGAGTTTTCCTTCCATTTCATCAAGTTTATTTACCATGCTCTCAAGGACATCGTATTTTTCTTCAGGGATTTGTACATAATGTTCTTCAAAAAGACTCTTCATGCCAGTCATAAAGGATTCAGACAATTCTGCCTTAAGACCTTGATCGACTGCAAGTTTGTTTTCTTCTAACCATTCGCTAGAAACATACTCAAGGTAAGAATCTGTACGCTCGGTGATTTCTCCTCTGAGTGCTTCAGTTGCTTCCTCAAGCTTCTTGGCATTTTCTGCTTCTAACTCTTCTTTGATTATAGCAACCTTAGAATTAATTGCTGCTTCAAAGATGGTTTTTGCTTTTGCTTGGAACTCTTCACTAAGTTCTTCGCCTTGTAGAAGTGCTTCAACGTCTTCTTCAACGTTGTATTCAGGAGCACTTTCTTCAGATGCTTCTGCAACTACTTCTTCTTCAGTAGTTTCTTCTTCAGAAACAACTTCATTTTCTGTTACTTCAGATTCTGCTACTACTTCTTCAGTAGAAACTTCTTCTTCTGCAACAACATTACCTTCGGCTTCGGACTCTTCCTTTTTAAGTGTCCCTGCGGTTTGGTCACCAGGTTTTGCACCTTTATTAACTACATCCTTAACTTGTTTAAGTGTAGCACCAGGTACTTTTAATTTTGCCGAATCATCGTCGGACTTATAATTTTCTGGAGTAGGACCACCTAAGTCTTCCCAAGTACCATCATTGCCAGGTGTTGAAACTCCTGCTGCATTAGACGCTGCCTTTGGCATTGCCTTGTCACCAGAGTTTGCACCAGCAGTAACGGCGTTGGATTCCTTAACGTCTACTTCCATTTCTTGTAAATTTTTTCCACGGGACATTTGAAACTCTCCGATTACCTTTAGTAATTGACTATATTTATTTATTAAGTTAGATATTTGAAAGGAACTCTTGGAACAAACCAAGCTTATGTTCTTCCAAACGTTTTTGACTAACTAGAGTGTTGATGCGTCTTTTTGTGTGGGACGCAACCTGTTCACGGAGTGCTCCTCCTTCCCAAATCCACTCTTTTCCTTCCATGATTCCTGACACAAAAGCATCAGGTGCAGATGGATCTGCAACGATATCAGCAGCAGTTGCTAACATAAAGTCTTCACCAACAACTTTTGCTCCAGTATGATCTTCTCTCAAAGATCCAATACCACGAGAAGAAACACCAAGTGTCACGCCTTCATCTATAAGAGATGATGCGATTTTACCCATTGGTGTATTCAATAATTGTGCTTTACCTTTAAAATTATTTCCCTCTTGAACAAGAGAAGTAATTTTATGTGATACACGATCAAGATTTACAGTAGGACCATCTGGATGACCAAGTTCTCCTAATGCACGGCCTTTCTGAACAAAAGATTCATTATATCTGTTTACCTCTTTTGAAAGAGTATCTACTGGATAAACTCTACCATTACGATTTTTCAAATTACCTTGAAGAAATATTCCTTCAATAAACATTTTCTTATTCGCACCTTTTC